TGGCAGCAGTGATGGCATTGCATCGGATTACTTCACATTAGGAACTCCAAGAACATTTGGAACAGAAGAACTAGAGGCAGATGTTGAATTCACTGTTACTGGTGAAGTTGTTGCTAACATCGGTCCTGTTAGTGATGTTTCTGTTCGTCCTCCACAGCACGAACACGAACTAATCAGTGGACAAATTGATAGTGATGATGGAGATCCACTCATTCCATGGTTCACCAGAGCATACTATGGCACCAGTGCTGGTGGTTCACAGAACTGGAGTGGAAGACCTGACGGTGATACTGATGCTGTTGATGATGGTTATTGGGAAGATGCAAACTTCTGGAACTTTGGTAGAATTGAGACAGAGACTGAGAACTCTGGTAGAGGATCGATCCTAGATCTATTGCCTGGTAGAGGTAGCAGCAGCGTAGCATTTGGTAACTACTGGGGTTCACCATTCTCAGAAATCAGTGGTCTAAGTGATGATTACTTCACCAAGAATGGTAACCCCAACAACGGGGATGCTGGTGTTATTGACACAGAAGCAACTCGTGCTAGAATAGATAACTATCTGTCTATCTACACTGGCACACTAAATCACTCTCACTTGCTAGGAACTGATCCTGTTACTAATCCACAGACTGACTTCTCTTATGGTAACGTCAACTCAGACGCTACTGCATTCAGACAAGGACTGGCAACATTCAACTCTACATTCTCACTCAAATTTACTCAGAATGCCACGACAGATGGTGGAGCAGGTGTTGATATCGAACTGAACCCAGCAACATTTGCATGGAACAATACCAGCAAACCAATCCCTACTGCTGCTATGAATCCACAGCGCAAGGTTCCTATCATCGCACCATTCCACAAGGTTAAATATATAATTAAGGCATATTAAACTATAACATGGCAGTCGCACATAATGCAGATCCCACTGTTGGTAAGGTCCAACAGTGGAGACCACTTGAGTTGATGCAAGATCCAAACATCACCAAGTCTGAATTCACTGATTTTATTGGAGTATGGGAAAATTTTGTTCCTGCTCCATTTTGTGACCAATGTATTGGTTGGTTTGAGAATCTATTGAACAAGCGTGGTTCATTTGTTGGACCAGAAGATTTTAGTTTTGGTGACAAGGGTGATCAACAGGAACAGTTTGATGATCACTTTATGAATGGTGCTACTCAGTATGGTAGCAACATGACAAGGAAGGATGTATCTGTTCTTGCTAACTATGTCAACCAAGGCATGACATATCAGGTGAATCAATTCCTGAAGTCATGTATGGTTCACTATATGGCAGAGTTTGGACAACTAAAGAATGTCCCCATGATCTCTGCTGATGTCAAGATGCAGAAGACATTACCTCAAGGTGGATACCATCAATGGCACTATGAAAACTCTGCTGCATCACATGCATGTAGAGAAGTTGTGTGGATGATTTATCTCAACGATGTCCCCGATGGTGATGGTGGTGAGACTGAGTTTTTGTATCAAGGTAGAAGAATTAAACCAACAAAAGGCACAGTTGTATTCTTCCCTGCAGGCATGACACACGTTCACAAAGGAAACACACTGTTCAACGGAGATAAATATATCTTGACAGGATGGTATATCAAGACGGCACTAGCATGACCTCAAGCACACCGATCATAAGGAAACCACTATTGCAGTTGGATCTAATTAACAATACGATCCTGCAAGCACCTAACAGTGCTACTACATTGTCGGATTTCAACACTGCATCTCTGCAAAATCTAGAATTTGAAGAGGAACTTAAGACTAAGTTCCTTGAGATGATTGGAAGTTTCTGGCACACAGAAGAAGATACTCTTGACTTCTTCAGTTATTTTAATGATGGCACCTACATGGCGCAACGTAAGAGACAGAAGTATGACTTTAAGTCTGAGTCTCTTTATTGGTCAGAATATCAGTTCAAGAGTAGCACTCCAGAACAAGCAACGCAGGTATATAATACTGCACTAGCATTGTTTGCTGTTGCTGCTAAGCGTAAGACTGATGTTGCACTCAAGAAGACTGAAGCACTAGACAAAGAGATCAACTTCTTTGAATCTAAGTGGATCAAGAGATCTAGAGAGAAGCAGTTGATGCTCAACGCTAGTGATTGGCGTGTTCTTCCTGATGTTGAAGATTCTTATGAAGGTGAGAAAGCACTGTGGATTGCATGGAGAGCAAAGATTAGATCTATTGCTGTTCCTACACCAGAACAATATGATGATAAACTAGAATTTGCAAAAACTCTATATAATCAAGTTTATCCAATTGATCCTAAAAACTACAGAAAACTATATGAGGGTGTAGAGAATCCACCAGCATTCATGGATCCTGATGATTCTGAGCAATGGACAAACTACGATGATGATGCATCATCTGACTTCCTTGACAGCAGAATGATCAACAAACTGATGTATGCTAAGCAGAGAGCATCTGGTAGCAAGAGAGTTAAGCAAGAAGTTCTTGACATCATCAAACTGATGCAAGTAGATTCAATCTATCCTGATTTCGATAGCAGTCAATTTATCCTGGACGACTAATATGTTTTATGAATGTGAGATTCTTAATGAACAACAACTGACACACATTAATGATCTATACGACAAGGCAGAGTATACACAGGGAACTGTATCACAACGTGATGAGAATAATGTAGATACATCCGTCAAGGATAACTATGTTATGTCTCAGCATACATCACAGTTTAGAAAGAGTCTGGAGATTATTCAGCAGGGTATCAATGATGCCATTGCATTCAGATCTACTTTCGTTGTGAAAGAGATGACAGTTCCTCAATTGACAGAGTATCGTGAGGGTGGAAAGTATAATCCACACATTGATAACATCACTGTCCAAGGACTAAAAGCACACCACAGTATCACATTGTTTCTCAATGACCCTGATGAGTATGAGGGTGGGGAACTAGTAATTACTGATGGTGACATGCCATTCAAATTTAAACAGAAAGCAGGCACAGCATTAGTGTATCCTACAGGATACATGCATTATGTTGCACCTGTCACATCTGGTAAGCGTCGTGTTGCATTGATGTGGGCAACTAGTCTTATCGAAGACTTCTTCATGCGTCATCAAATTCTTAACTTTGGTAAGAGTATTGAGAGACTGCTGAAAGAATATCCTGATGCACCACAGGAAGTTCTTGTGCCATTTGAACAAGTAAGAACCAACTTTGTGAGAGAATATGGAAACCTATGATAATGTGTTTGGTGACTATGACTTTGCACAAATTATAGAGGACATGGCACGACCACAGTGGAGATATGGTCATGCATCAGTATCAAAAGATCATGATATCCCATTTTGGGAGATGAAACTGGATGCTGAACCGTTTTATACTGAGCATCTCCTAAATATCATTAGAGACGTGACGAATGAACCTGACTTAGAGTTAGAACGTGTCTATGCAAATGGACATGTCTTTGGTGATAAGGCACTGCCTCACACTGATGGTCATTATGATGATTGTAGAACGTTCCTACTATATGCAAATCATATGTGGGATCATACCTGGGGTGGCAAGACTGCATTCCGAGGTAGTGATGGCAAATGGACATATGTTGAACCTGCACCTAACAAGGCAGTATTCTTCAATGGACGTATGACACACTATGCAGAAGAAGTCTCTAGAACATTCAATTCATTAAGAGTTACAATCGCCTGGAAGTTAAATGGAGCTACACGCAAACTACACTATTGATTACTTGCAAGACTTTATTGAAGAGTCTGCCAAGCGTCAAGAGAAAACTGTTATCTTCCTGCGTTCTACTGGATGGAACAGCAGCAGTGATGTTGATGCAATCAATGCATCATATGATCTGTATAGAAACAGACTACCAGTAGATATATTTGGTGCTCTACAAGAGTCTGAGTATGTGTTTATCATGTGTGATAATGTAGAAGAGGCAATGGAATGGTGTGAGGATCTATTCCCAGTCAATCAGGCATCATGCACCAGACCAGAAGATTACATCTTCTATGGTGTCTACAGTCCTCTCGGTCAACTACTAGCGGATAACGAATAATGTTTGCAGCAGAACTTGACGTATCAAAAGTATACCGCTTGAGTGATAAGTCACTGCTGCACAATCATGCAGTGATGTGGCCTCAATGCACATCTCTGGTGGATAGTAAATATCCAGAAATCTTCACAAATACACAAATTGATAAATTACAAAAAGTCCTAGGATTTACTTTTCTTGATCCTGACTATTTTGTTCCAAAGTCCACAACCAAGTATGTAGAGATCTACTACAACGATGAGATCGAGCAGATTGAGGCAACTACTGATATGTCAGTAGAATATCTGATGGACAAACAAGAATGGTATCAACTATCGCTTGAGTTAGATCCTATCGAAGGAATTAGAGAGAGGATGTTGAACCTCTTCGAGAGGATTGGACCCAACCAAATTAGAATTGGTAAGTTTAAATTTGATGCTGATGGTAATACTATTAGCATGTCACATACACCTCAGCGTATCACAAAGTTGCTGCAAGGTTCTAGACTCTATCAATTCATCGAGAGAATCTCACAACAGCAGCACAAAGTGTGGTTTGAGCACAACAAACTGAATCGTAATATTGTTGTCCACACACGTCGTGATTACACCAATAGAGTATATGCATTCCCTGCAAATGCAGCAGATAAACAGGTTGCATCACTAGACTGGCGTAAGAAGAAGAGACCCAAGTCTGAGATAAGAGAGAACTGGGTTGATCGTATTGAGCAAGTATATGAGATGATTAGTGCAGACGATGCGGCATGGATTCGCACACTAATTGATCATGATGACCAAGAAATTGACTTCTCATTTGTATTCAGTGATACTGGTGCGCTCGAAGACGTGCTAGTATACAAGAGAGAGGCGAAGAACTTCCAATCGTTCCGCCCCTGACCAGTCTTTAAACTGCCACACACGCTTGACCAGCGTCGCTTAATGCTTTATACTATATGCATCAACGCGACAGACCTTCACTATGCAACTCCGCCCCCACCAGCAGCGTGCTCTAGATGCTATGCTGACTGCTGACAAGGGTCAGATCCTGGTGCCTACTGGTGGTGGCAAGACTCTCATTGCCATCAAAGATGCTGTCAGGCGCTATGCATCCGCAGAGTCTCCGCAGACTATTGTGGTTGTTGCGCCTCGCATCATGCTCGCTACTCAACTGTCTTCTGAGTATCTTGAGCACATAGATAATGCTAACGTCCTGCACGTTCATAGTGGTGAGACCACACACTTCAAGACAACCAAGTCTGATCGTATCAACTTGTTTGTTCGTATGTGTCACCATGTTGGTGAGCATGTGATCATCTTCACCACTTATCACTCCTTGCCCCGTATTATCGATGCTGGTATCGACATCAATTGCTGTTATTTTGATGAGGCGCATAATGGTGTGCAGCGCAATCATTTTGTTGGTGTCGCTGCTGCCAGCATGACTGCTGATGCATCTTATTTCTTCACTGCAACACCTAAGCACACTCGTCGCACTAACCGTGGCATGAACAACGGTGAGATTTATGGTCGCGTTCTGTGCAATGTTCCTGCTCCTGAACTGATCAAGGGTGGCAGCATCCTTCCTCCCACTGTTGTGCCCTATGAGGTAGACTTTGAGCGTCAGAAGGGTGCAGATGCCGCTGTGAACGACCGTGACATGCTTCTAGGTGTAGTAGACTCGCTTGATGCTGCAAGCGCCTCTAAGGTCCTTGTAGCGTCTCCTGCGAGCAAAGTGATGGGTGCCATGCTGTTCAAGACTGACATCATGCATCAACTGAAGGAACGTGGTTACGATGTGCTGCATATCACCAGCAAGTATGGTGCTTATGTCAACCAAACCAAGGTCAATCGTGAGCAGTTCTTTGACACGTTTGATGCCTGGGGTAAGGATCCCAACCGTAAGTTCATCATCTTCCACTACAGCATTCTGTCTGAAGGTATCAACGTCCACGGTCTCACCCACACTGTGATGCTGCGCCAACTTGACATCATTGAGATGGCACAGACTATCGGTCGCGTGATTCGTATGAACCGTGATGATGCTGCTGACATTGCTACTGGTAAACTTACTGCTGGTAATGTTAGCATGTATCGCAAGTCCACTGGTTATGTGACTGTGCCCGTGTTCAAGAACTACGGTGCTCCCACTATCAAGCGACTGCAGAAGATTGTCAACACTGTGTTTGTTGACGGTATGCCTGCAACAAGTGTTGTTGCTTGATTATTAAGAAAGTGTGAGGATATTAAGATATCCTGACACTATCATCTAAAATACTACTGCACAAAGAGGACACACATGGATTGGGACACTACCAAACACGAGAAACGTAAAGATGCATTCTTTATCTTC